CCGTTCGTCATTGTGTAAATTATATCAGGCTGGGTTGTCCTCTGGCGGTATTTCGTCAAAAGGAAGAACATTTTCTTCCTCCATGTCCATACCCATTTCTGGGTCAGCTTCTTCAATATCATCGGCTGAAACATATATTCCTACAACGGTAACCTTACTGCAAATAAAGCATTCGCAGACCGTGCCTGGAGAAAGTTTAATAGGCACATTTACGCTAACTAACCGCGTCAGAATGTTCCCTTCCATATCTACGCTTTCTGGTTCCCACACGCTATTTTCCGCAACCCAACACCGCTCACAGAGCGGGACAAGATCGTCGTCGTAATCGCGTATACTCATTTAGCGCTAGTCTCCATAGGGCTACTGTACCACTGTTTCTTAGCGTAGTGTCTTGAGAATCCTTTGTCTGAGTCGATTAAGTACTCTCGGTCTCCTATTAGCTCTGCAGGTTCACCTTGTGGGTTACCGTCAAGCGCGTCCTTAAGTGCCTTACCAATCCAATTGGCCGCCTGCGCTGGGACAGCCTTGCCCCATACAGCAGCTAGATGAGAGTAGTCACGTGATTCTTCAATATTCCAATCATCAGGCAAACCTTGCATACGAGCAGACTCGCGATGCGTAATAAGTCGCGGCTGCGTTGGGTGAACAACGTGATCTAGCGCGGAGCCAGTTAAGACATTACACCAGTGATCTTCTTTCCAACGATACGGTTGTGAGAAGCCAAGCTTAAAATCTTTACGAATAACACGAGGAGAAATGTCAATCCACTACTGAGGAAACTTACCGTCGTTTAAGTCTACGGCTTTCTTAAGCGCTTGCCCTGTGTCACCGTTTCCTTCCCAGCCATCGTTCCCAATGATACTAAAGATTTCTTCAATACGCTGCGCGTGAATATTTGATTTACCGATGTGACCGTCAACCATTCCATTTTTTGTGCGTAGGTGCTTAACCCACTTTGATGGAGCTGGCGCGGTGTACTTTTGCTTATTCCAAGTCTGAGGCATTTCCGCAAGATCACCGATGATGTCCATAATGCGTGGAAGTTCTTTAGGCTCTGGAGTTACCGCACTAAACTTAAGCCCTGATTCAACAGCAACCCAGAAGTAGCGCGGGCGATATGAAAATCCACCAACCTGTAGGTTGTTTTCTTTAACATGGTACAGATCATATTTTTTACCGGAGACTTGTTCAACCATGTCGCGATACTTAACCATTACGTCACGCCCTTGTGTGTACGCTTGCTGAACACATTCAAACACGATAGCGCGTGGTTTTACGCGTCCAGCGTATTTCATAAAGGCTACGGTATGCTCGTGCGCCTTAGAGTCAGGTCCACGATTCGCAGGGCCAGACCATACAGACCAACCGGAACATGGAGGGCAACCCATAACGATGTCTGCTTTTTGTACGCGCCATTCGTTAGGATCGTCTGAAAACTCTGCGGTCCAATCATTTCCAAGAAGATGACGGTTACTTTCTGCAACAACGTTTCCAAAGTTTAATGTTCCTGTGCGTTGAATCATCTTCATATCGTTTTGGACAAAGCCAAGACTCATGAACGCAGCAAGACCGTTGCAGTCAATAAAGGTGTGTTGTGACATCGAGCTACCCTTCGTAGTTCCTAGGGTAGGACCTTATACCGACACTACTTTGTAGGCGTGCTTTTACGCAGAAAGATTTGCTTTTTTCTCTAGCTCAATCATTCCTACCTCGTACCCACAACCTGCGTATCCTGCAATATCAATCCAGGTGTCTCCCTGGAACCCAGATTTAGACGCGTATCGTGCGACCTTAAGACCTACCATCATCATGGCAACGTCTTCTTGTGACAAGTCTATACCTAGTATGACTGACCAGATCTTGCCTATTCTAGTAAAGTTTTCTTCAGGAGCGCCATACTGCACATCTCTATCACCGGAGATAATTTTAGCAGCTTCACGTAAAGCTTCTACCCTGTATTGCAGAGGCTCGTTTGATGAATCAGCCATTCTTAATCTCTATCTTAGTGCGTACTGTTATGTAAGCAATTAGCATTCCGTCATTATTAGGATCTTCGCTAAAGTCCCTAGCCTTTAACTCAGAGTCGGGAGGTAACTCCGCAGAGTCATTATTTACAAATCCTTGCCAACTTTTCTTTGCGTTCGCAAGAATTTCATCAATGTTTTTACCGCGAACGATAAGCTCTACTGTAGATCGCATTAGCGGACTCTCTTCTCTAGTTGGTGCGGTGAATAGTGTGCCCCGTCTAAGATAGGTTCTTTATCGTCTGTAGACTTAAAAATAATGTCACCGTAGCGAATTCCTACAACTTTACCGCGTCTTCCGTTATGAATACCACCGGTTGCTCCGTCGTATGCGTCAGCCTTAACACGCACTTCGTCACTTAGACTAATCGCGCCTGGCTGCGCATCAATCCACAGCTCGTCAGGATTATTTTTTACCGCCGCATGACCAAGAGAAAGTCGGCTAAATAGCGCTATAACTTCCTTCTGCTGGTTTACCGACAAGGTAAGATCTTTCCAAGTTGCGAGAAGTTTAAGCGTAGCGTTACCGATACCTACTTTAGTCTTTGCATCTTGCATCTCAGATCTAACCCACTCATCGTTGACTTCAGGCACTGTAGTCTACCTCCTTAGGTAAGCACTTTGCGCACATGTCTGGGCTAGCGCCTCTACCAACGTCGTCGATAGCTCTAGTGCACAGTGTACATTTTACGCCTTCTTCTTTAACTTTGTACCCTTTTAGCTGTCTTTCTTTGTTGCGCTCCATTTTTTCAAGATAAAACTTATCAAGCATCTCGTCGGTTCCGCCAGCCGCAACAATGATATTAGCAACAAAGTGTAAAACGTCAACAGCTTCTTTGATTACTTCTTCTCTATCCGCGTAAGGTTGGTCGTGTTGCCAAGGCTTCCATGAGATTGCCTGGCGCATCTCAGCAAGTTCATCATCTACCGCAAGCATATTCCAGCGCAGGTACTCAACAAACCGACGTATATTCTGAGGCTTATCGCCTTCCATTTCTTCGTAGTTAATAAAGTACACGTCTTTTTGTAGATCTTTTGTTCTTTTTAGCCATGAATTAAACAGAATAGTCATATACTAACCTTTCTTAGAATATAGTTTAAGTGCACTTGACAGCGCGATTGCTGCATCGGTGCGAGTTGGTATTGCGTTTACATAGTCCTTACGTTGTTCTTTAGCAAGTGCGTTTCTTTCTTCTTGAGACATATCTTCTATTTTTGAAGCTAAATGCGCCCACGAACTGCCAATAGCACTACTCTCTCGCCAATCGGTAGCTACAGGGGTTAACGTATTTATACATTGTATAAGTCTGTATGACCACCATGTGCCGTTTAGATGCGGGTTGAACAAGGCTCCTACGCCGGCAGCAATTTGATTTTCTACCTGCATGTCTGTCCAACCTTTATGCCATTTCATAGGAACCGTAGGTCTTTGTAAAGTAGCAGTTGTTGATTTTACCCACGTTGATGAATAGTTTTCAACTACCCACTTTTCACGGCGTTCTAGCTCGATAACATCTTGATTGTTTATAAGATAAGAATCTAAACTTATAGGAATGAGTGAACCAGCAGCGCCCTCAGGTAGTTGAGCAGCTACCTTACTTATGTCCTGCCATGGAAGTGAAGGATAAAGCGTTGTTGGCCATTCTTTAGTAAGTAGGTGCTCTACTATGTCTAATAAGTTTTGAAGCATGTTTGGCTGTGAAGCCGTGTCGTACCCTTTGCGATACGAGTAAAAAGGCTTAGTTAAGTTATCCGGTGTCTTTACTATTGCACGAAGGCTAGACGTAATCCGGTTTGGCTCCGGTGCGTCTAAGAAAAGAACTAACTTATCGGTGTCAAGCAATACGTCTATAACACTTAATGCGCCATAGACTCTATTTGCGCTTAAACTTGTTAAAGGGCTTAGCCCGACTAATACGGAGTCGTATTCATCTAAGTCTTTAGTGTTCCACGAAACTTCAGGATCTAGTTGTACTACATCATGCCCTTGAAGAGTTAGCACGGTTTTTATTACACTTGCAAATGATGTAGATCTGGCGTTTGCAGACTCTGACGCGTGTGAAGCTGACATGCCAGTTATAAGAATCTTGCTCATGCTAGTGCCCCGTCTGCGTTGCGCTTAACGCCTTTGTCCTCTGCAACCGCGCGCTCGATGATGCGATTGCAATGTTCTACAAACGCGGAGTACTCCGGGATATATGGAGCAAGCGCGGCGCGTTGAGCCGCAGCTGCTTCATGCAGCTCTGTATCAGACATCTTCTCAACATCTGTAATCTTTAACTTATATGCATCACCAAGTGGATCTCCTTCACCCTTATCGGTTACAAGGATAGAGCCAACGTGCGCTGCGTATATAAAGCGCGAGCGCCACCAGCCAGAACCAGCATGCGGATACGGCGGAGAAAGAATACCCCAGTGATGATTGTAGAATTCAATAACGTCTTGTTCAGTATCAAAGCGCTGTCCGCCAAGTTTTTTAATAAGCTTGCGACTACCTACAATTTCAACCGGCCAGTCTGGATTTTTCTTTTCTAGCCAAGTATCGTGGGGCATGAGAGCACCAAGTACCCATGCGCGCTTCTTGCTTTCTGAAGGTAAAGGCACAACAGGTTGAAGTGTTGGAATAATTGTAGCAGTAGGATCTAAAGCTTCAATAGGGCCAACTTCATCAGGCATACGCTTACGTACACTAGATCTATCTCCAAAAGCGTACATAGGGCACACTGGAACCATACCGGCAGCCCATCTATCAGCAAGTAAGTCACGAGCAGCTTCAACTAAACGTTTTTCGTAAGGCTTAATGTTTTCATCGTTGTCCATCATGTAATAGCGTTCGATGTAGCACTTTTTTGCCGCCGCAGGATTTAATTCTTTAACTCGCTCGAGTGCTGCCTCAATATCTGCGCGACTAAAGTAAGTTGCGCCTTCTTCACCGCGATGCTCAGTTCCTACAAGCAGATGCTTATACAACATCTCAGGTTTACGAATTAAAGCACGAGCACCATTGAATACGGTGTTAAATTGCCAATCATCAAAAAATCCTACACAAGGAATACCAGAGGACAACGCGTATAGCGCACCCATCGCACCTTGACGACCGTTCAACGAGTTAAGTGGTGCAAGATTTATCCACAGTACATCGTAACTAGAAAGATCTTCGCCTGGAGTAATTTTACGCCAGTCAACATCGTGTCCAGCTTCGCGTAGTGCTTTAGCAACAGACGCAGGTACGTCAATCTTTTGTATCGTGCGTTTTTCTGTGTTGATCTGCAACGCAGTGAAACCACTCATCAAGACCTTCATGTCCACTACCTTTCTAAGTAGATTTGGAATATCATCTACGCACTGTACCAGGAATAGATGATAAACCAGACTTACTTAGTCTTTAGAATGGAGCAGCCGGTGGAGCTGCAACGACTGGAGCTTCAGGTATATGACCTACAGGGCCTGCAGCTGGTGCAGGTGCAGGTGCAGGTGCTGCCGCCGGTAAAGGAGCAGGTGCCGGAGCTGGTGCAGGCGCTGCAGCGGTTGTTGCGCCAGGTGTTGTAGCAGACGGGTAGTACTGCTTAATTTCGTTTTTCTTCTGACCTTGCCAGGTACGTGATGTTATCTGCGCACGGAAAGAACGTCCACGAATTGCTTGCTCGATTTGAGCGTTTGAAGGGTTGGTTGCAAAAAAT